GTCCACCAGTAGTCCCTGTGAAACTACCTCCGAGATCAACCGTCCACGTTCCAGCAACCAACACAGGCGTCGCAGTAGATGCAATCACCGTGGCGGTGGAATTGCCCTGCATATAAACCTGACCGTAGATTTGAGCTTGTTCCGCCGCAATCTCGATCGTATCGCCGGTCGTCGTTAAATTGATGCCAGCCCCAGCCACAAGAGAAACAAACGTCGGACTCGGGTCGGAGATGTTCAACATCAGCGGCTCACCAGTGGTGTCAACCGTGAAGTTGTGCGCAATCTCTATGCCATTTTCAGCAGAGACATTCGTGACGATACCCGCTCCGTCCTCAATGTTTCGGATGTTGTTTACAGTCCCTTGGACATCCAAAACCGGCGTGCCTGTAACCGCCCCATCCTGAACAATCGTTCCTGTAACGCCCAGCCCCGAAAGGAAGTTGGTGTAGGAAATCTTGTAGTTGTACCCGTTAGCGAAAAAGCCCAGAAACGATCCAGAGGGAATCGACGTCTGCGCAGTAAAGTCGCTTTGTTTTACACCGTAGGCGCGGTCACTCATTGGTAGAAGCCTCTAGTGCTATTGTGCCAATCGTTTCGGCAAGGATCGACTCCTCGCTTTCAGGATAGAAATTCCACGTCCAACCATAGCCTGCGTCGGAGTTGCCAGAGCCAATCGGAAGGGTTGACGGCTTTCTCGTCGCGCCGATAGTTTGACCAAGCATCCTCATGGCCTGTAAACCTTCTCGAGCCTGAAGGACTAGCGCATCAGAAACGACGCCACCGTAATCCGGTGCCACCTCAATTGCCAGGTTTGAAATCAACCCACGCAAAGCGCCGGTCGGCACTGTCACGGTGTCGGCAAGATTTGAAACTATCGTATATCCAAGATGAACGCCTGCCGCATCCAGAGCGGTCATGTAGTTGTTCATCGCAAAGATGAAGTCTTGATATTCGTCAGCTTCGAGAGGCGCTTCGGAAGCCTGAACAAGAATTCTTTGCAGAGACGCCTTTGCGACCTGCGCAACCGTAGCCATTATTCAAACCTCGGCTTTTTAACGGTCTTGGCTGCTTGCTTGAAAGCCTTTGCGGATGGTGCGCCTTTTGCGCCTGGCTTGCGCATCCTTTCACCAGAACCCTCTTTGATTCTTTCGCGCTTCGCGTGAATGTTTGCGTACAAGCCTTTCATCTCAAGCCTCTTTGACTTTGGGTGGCCTACCCCTTCGCTTGGGGATTGGAACCACATTGTCTACCTGATCAACAACAACAGGAATCTGATCTTTCGGAATCCATCCAAGCGAAATTGCAGCGTCCCGTGAGTTTGAATTCACCATAACTTCCGCGCCGCTTGGCTTAATGAAAATCTCTACCACTTAACTTTGTCCGCCCAGTAAGCCGCAGACATTTTGCCTTTGGCGATGTTTTGCGCATGACGCGCCTTAAATGATTCGCGCCTGTTTCGATAGGATTCCGACTCACCCTTTTTCTTCGGGCTGCCGGAAACACCTTGCTGACCAAATCGAATAGTCTTGATCTCGTCACCAGACTTTGCCACCACAACGTGAGATTTCGTCGGATGGCTAGGTGTACGTTTCGGTTTGTTGTAGCCAGAAACGCCAGCACGAGTAAGTCGAGAATCTTTCGCCATAGAAAAAAGGGGAGAGCAACGCCCTCCCCTCTCCGGTTTATACGCCGAAACCCTGGCCCGCGAAGAACGGGTTGAAGGTGGCGTAGGCAGGCAGAAGGTCAAAACGAATCTTCTGCGTGTTGGCATCACCGTCGCTGTACTTCGTGATGCGAATGCTCATACCGTCTTCGGTGGTGGCAATCGTGTCAGTCATGTACAGCTTCGGCAGCTTCACAGTGCCAAGACCGAATGCCTGCTTGTGATAGAACATGGCAGGCTGGTAAACGGTCGCGTTAGAACCCAACAGGGTCACAACGTCACCGCTTACCGGAGCCGAGGCAACGGTGTTGTACTGGCCGTTAGCTTCGTAGATTGCAGCGCCAGCTACAACAAGGTTTCCAGCCCCAGAAGCATCCAGCGTTACGTCTGCGGTTACAACGCCACAGAAGATGATCGCTGCGCCAGACGCATCAAGCATCTGGGTACGGGTGGATAGATTCAGACGGTTGCGAGCGGCAATCGTGATGATCTCTCCAGCCTTCACAGTGCCGTTGGCCGAGAAGCCAGTCACAGCAAGCGTCTGCTTCATCGTGTCCTTGTGAGCAACGTAGGTCACGGTCGGGTTGGCCGACAGAGTACCCGCGCGGTCAGTACACGATCCGCTGGTGTAACTTGCGAGCGCGTTAGAGGTCAGTGCGCGAAGCCCAGCGAAATTCGGGCTGATCTGCGACTTTTCCCAAGCGGTTTCAACCAGCTTCTGGCCGGTATGCAGACCAGTCTGAACGCCTGCCAGTACAGCAGCGACGAACGGATTTACAACGTAGTAACGCTCGCCTTCCATCGGCACGCCGATAGAATCCATGAACGCGCCTGCGCCCGCTACGTCCGACCAGGCATCAATTGCAGTGCCGGGAGTGCCGTACTTCAGGTTGCAGTTCTTGATCATGTAGCTGGACAGGTCAAGTTCGAGGTCGGTCACTAGGCGAGTTGCCATCGGGGCCAGAATTTCCTCGAGCTGATCCAGTTCCAGTGCTTCTTCAATGTTTGTCCACTCGGTGGCAACAGTGAAGTAGTCCTGAACAACGCCGGATGCTTTACCAGCAATGATGTCCGACTTCGTCGAAGCCGAAATATCACCGCCAGCGGTACGGATCGAGCGATAGTCAGTGGGGCGTTTGAAGTCAACCGTCGAGCCAGTCGAAGGATTGAACTTGTTGGAAAGAAGCTGAGTGTCAACCGTTTTTGTCAGAACGCGGCTGGACTCAAACTTGTCGAGGAATACACGAGCAACTTTTCGTGTAATGTTACTTTGTAGATTATTAGCCATTTGCTAACTCCTATTCAAAAGTAGCACCCTTTGGGCCTTTCGGCTTTGGACTGATGCCCGCGTTTCGTGGGGCGTTCAGCGGATCAGGTGCTGTGGTTACCTTGGGTTTCATGGCAACGGCTTTAGATTTGACCTCAGTAGCAAGTCGGACTGCCGCCATCGTCACCGGCATTTGCACAAGCCGCTCAAGTTCAAGCTGATTCTGCGCTAGGTACTTGGTCAACAGAGGCCCGTGGTCATCTCCAAGGATCATTTCCACAAGCGCCGCGTCAATTCCGTACCCTGCGACAAGAGTGCCTGCCTCTTGCAGCTCTGCCGCCGACATCCCGAGTTTATTTGCTCGGGTAGCGTAAGCCTTTACTTCCTCCTGCTGTCTTTCCTGCTGCCGTCGTTGCTGCTCTAGGTCGGCCTGCTGACGCTGCCATTGCAGTGCCTGCTGTTGTGCCTCCCAAGCCGCAGCTTCGCGGATGGCCTGATCCCGCTGAACCAGCTTCTGTCTGTACTCTATGTCAGAGAGTGCAAACGGGTCTGGCGCATCAGGGACTGCTGGCCTTCCTTGCTGGGGAATTTTCGCTTCGAGTTCCTCAAGACGCTTTCGGAGAGCTTCGGCTTCTCGCTCCTTTTCTCGGAGCTTAAAGACTTTCTTTCCGACAGCCTCGTTGAAGATTCGTTGCTGTTCCTCAGTAAACTCCACAGGTTTTTCGTGCGTGGAGTTAGCACTATCCGGTGCTGGTTCGGAGTCAGGAGTTTCAGCCTGTTCTGCCTCAGTCTCCTGGCCTTCAGTTTCAGGTAGGTCTTCCTCTTGCTCGATTAAATACCCACCATCTTCTGGTCGCAGCTTGCTCATGATTGCCCCTTTAGGTAGATGCCACGAATAGAGTCGCGTACTCTTTACTGCGCCTCGGAGTAGGCCGAGTGCCTTTCCTTCAAAATATCACCGTTTGAGCGGCGACACAATAGCTTTGCGTGGAACAATCCCCGCCAGCATTTCAGCTTTATTTGGCGCTTGATCAACAGCTAGATTGCTAACTGCTTTTGCACTTCCATTGCTTAAACTATTCTGTTCAAACTCTTTTTTTAACTTTCTCAGAGCTGATTCGGCCATTTATCGCCTCACGAATGGATTTAGCGCCGACACTACTTTCAACTGGTTATCCAGAGCCTGACCTTGCGTTGCCACCTGATCGCGCTGAATCTTCGCGCCTGCTTCCTGCGCTTTGATCTGCGTATTCATCCTATTTGTTTCAGCGTTAAATGCATCCAGTTGCAGGTTGGCTTGGTCAGACTGCAATCCGGCCGCCATCTTCTGCGCCTCGAGTTGAATCTTCGCCGTTTCTAGCTGAAGTTTCTGAAGCTCGACCTGTGCGCGCAATTGTTCTGCTTGCGCCTTCATGGATTCTGCCTGGGCAAGAACCATTGCTGGGTCTTGCGCCTGGCCCTGCATCGCTTGTCGCTGCGCGATCTGCGCCCTTTCCTCGTCGGTCATCTGCGATTCAGGAATCACGCCCTGCGCGATCATCTGAATACGTCTACGCTCCGCGAGCGCATCAGCAACCGGCGATACCACATTCTTCAGCAGCAAATCACCGCCCAACTGAAGAATCGTTGGATCAACCTGCGCGAGATCAAGCATCGTCTTCAGAGTCTGCTCTTGGCGGTTTCTGAACGACGGCCCAGCCTTACAGATTACATCGTACGTCCCTTGTGACAGGTCGTTTACCTTAACCACCTTGCCTGTCTGACTGTCAATCACCTCTTGATTGATTGACTTCATTTCAGTTGATCCGTCCATGTACATCAACCGCATCTGGCGTTGATTGTCATAAACCTTCGGTATTGCCGAAACAAGAATCTTGCCAGTCTGTGCAATGGCTATTTCGAGAGCTTGAAAATATTTATGTGTGCCGTTATCGCCTTTGTTCTGAAGCCTCTCAATCGCCACCCCAGATTGCAGGCCGGGGTTGTCACCCATATTGGAAGCGAACATCCCAGCCGACATTCCTATGATCCCCCGCATAGCCTCAGAGATCGTTCTTAGACCGGGATTAATCTGCGCACCACCCTGTTGTTGCGGAACGCCGGGAGTGTTTGGGTCAACGTTGTAAAACTGGACGGGATCTGAATTGGTGTTCAATGTCTGGAGCTGTAGCTCATGACCAGCAGCCTGCGCCATCGTCATCCAGTACTTCGCCCTCGGAGCGAGCGCGCCTTCTTCAATCTCACGCGAGAGTGAGTAGTTCAGGACTCGCTGAGAATCCATCAACTTTTCCACTGCTCCGTAGTAGATTGTTTTGTTCTCAAGTATTTTGAAGTTGGCATACACCGGAACGACAGGGAGATAGCAAAACGCAGTATCTTTGTCGTCTTCCAACCAATCTGAAGCGTCAAATAGCCGCGAGCAAATCTTTTTGTATTTGCGAGTCCGCCGCCTAACCTCTGTAACGCCGATTGAAGATAGTTCATCAACGATTGAATCAAAGTCCTCAGTGACTTCATGAACCTGGCCGTTGCTCATCAGCACAAGTTCTCTCATCTCCTCCTCGACGTAGAGCAACTCACCGATAACTATGACCTCGGCCTTGTCGTAATAAGCGTCACCTTCGCGGTCGTCACTAACACTCGACCCCGACCCTTCCGGCCAGCGAGCGTAGTATTCTTCGGTGGAGATCGGATGGAGGACAAAACAATATCGTGCGTCAGACTTGTCCTGAAGGATAGCGCTCGGATCAAACCAGACGCGGTCAATCGCGTTCCCAATCGGCTCAATCAACAAGTCTTGGTCGAAAGAATTGTCGTCAGCAAACTTCTGGACGACTCGCCAAGCATCGTATCCGCAGGTCACAGCACCTCTACCTGCTTGCGAATAAACGTACGAAGCGTTTGAAATCGTCTCAAGGTTTCGGATGATTCCATCGTAGACCTCTGCAACATCCTTACTTGCATCGCCTCCCGCTGGTGATACCCTGATATCAAAGTCAGCCTGTTCGATCTCTCCCGCGATCTGATCGACGATTGGCGAAGCCATGTCGAATGTGTAGCGCGGCTTGTTTATGTTGTTGTTCCACCAATACGGCTCCCATTGACCATCCCGCTTCGAGACGAAAAGATGCGCCTCGCGAGCCTTTTCACGATTGTCGTGGTCAGCCCACTGCGCCGCTTTTAGTAGATTGATTACCGCGTCGTGAGAATCGTATTTGTCCTCGGACTCATAGCTCGCTTCTTCGGCCTTCTTGCTTGAGTAGCTTTCGTCGTCGGAGTCCATTTCGGAGCCGTTTTCGTAGTCAGCCATTACCTACCCCATCCCGCGAATTTGATTTGTTGAACCTGCGCCTTTTGCTTGGGCGAAAACATACTCATCATGAGGGAGTCACCCATGTTTGGCGACGGAAGCTGATAGGGCTTCTTCGCCATTTCTAGCTTGCTCATGATCTGAATCTTACCATTATTGTTCCGCTTCAGGGGAATACGGCAGACTTCTGCTCTTAACTGGTCAAGCGTTGAGATGTCAGATGACAGGGAAATCATGTCATCAGGGTTGGTGTATTTTTTCTGCTCCACCGCCCGCCAGGTAGACTCAAACCGCTCTCGGAGCTTCCACCAGTATTGAGCGCGTTTGTTGAAAAACGTATCACGGTTGGTGCGATGCTGCTCCGTACCGCTGGCGTAGATCGTCTCAGGGTCGTCTGGCGTTTCAGATCCTTTAAACATCCACCACTGGATTTTCGTCCCGGTCAACGCCGTCTCAACCTGCCTTTTGAGACTGATGCCCATCCCGTCGCAGTCCCAAACAAACCAGTCCGCTCCGGCCTTCCTCGCCCCTTCGAGCGCCCAATCCATGCCCTCATTCGAGTCGCCGGTCACCTTCTCACCAACTTCTAGAACCACCGACCCCCTGCGGATCACCAGACCCTTTGTATCGCCACCCTCATCAGAAGGATCATGGGCCGCAATGACCGCACCCTCGGGTCGGAATCCCAGCTTCTGGTGGGCGTCTATGGCAGCGTCAAACCACTCCACCGGAATAATGCAGTCCTCGACCTCGTCGTAGTATTCACCCAACCAAATATGCCGATAAAGCGCGGAGGACAGGGTTGCCTGATCGTGCGCCCGTTCTGATTCTAGGACTTGCGGAAAGAACGGGTTGTCGTCGTAGTTCACCCACAGGACAAGATGCAGGTCGTCCTCGTAATATTTGTCCCTTCGCAGCTCCTTCTCCCACGGCTTAATAAACCGTTGAGAGAAAACGTCCGAGCTATGTCTGGGGTTTCCGGTCATCCAGATTTCGGACTCCTCGGTTCTCAGGGTGGGAGTTAAAGCCTT